GGGCGTGGGATCTGATCCTGATGCCGATAGCGGCGAGGGCCCAGGTGTTGATCCTAGCGACTCGACGGGAGAAGGTGGCAGTTGGGGTTACGATGATGTTAGCATGGACCCTGCACCTCCCCCTGGTGGAAACCCCGGAGGAGCGCCTGGGGATCAAGGGAGTGAAGAGGGAATTGCTGGATTATTTAACGAGTTCATGCCCGATAATCCGGGCATTCTGGATGTTCTGACCGCACCAATCGAGACATTAATAAGTTTCTTCACGCTTGGATTGGTTGATCCCGAATTCACAGGGAAAGATGTCTTTGGGGTTCCGGGTCTGCCGTCTTCCGACTTGTCTCGAGGCATGGCAGGCATTCCAGGGCCTCAACCAGTGGGCGTGGAGTTTGGGTTCTCTCCCGTTGGTACAGTGGGCATCGATAAGAGCGGCGTAAGCGGTTACAGTGGGCCAGTAACAGACATTTTCTCAGACCTTATGAATCCTGATACAGCGAAAAGTCTCGTAAATACAAATCCTGATCTCGCAGGCCAATTGGCCGGTGAAAAATTGTCTCAAGCTAAAGATGCCGCGCTGGCTAATGTTAACTCGTCATTCGGAGCCGTTAAGGATTCTCTTACCAGCTATGCTGACAAGTCTCGTGGCGAGACTGCACCTAGCACAACTACTAACTTCTACAGTGACCCGAATCCAAATACTAATGTACGCAGTTTCGTGGCCGGTGAGGGGCCGTTAGATAATCTCGTTGACACTTCTCCACCATCCAATGCACAGGCTCGAGAAGACGCAGCGCGCGCCGCCACCGCGCAGAATAACGCTCAAGGTGCGCCACTTGGATCGAGTATAGATCAAGAAATAATTGATATGACGTACGGTGCAAACAGCCTTGCCAATACCAATCTTGGAGTGCCGTCACTAGCTCCTAACCAGTTCGCTACAGCGGGATCGATGGTTGATTCAAGGAGGGGGTACGCCAACGGTGGCTCTGTCGGTGAAGAGGAAGGCGATGGTGGAGATGCTGGTGGTGGCGTTGGTGGCCCCGGACAAGACCCTGGTGGTGACCCCGAAGAGGGCGACGATGATGAAGCCGGCGGCGGCATGGGCGTTGTCGAGATCGGAAGAGATCCAGATGCCACTGCCGCAGGCGAAGCTCTTGGAAACGCTGCTATCATGGGAACCTTTGACCCAGAGTTTGAAGCAAAAGCTCAAGCGGCTTATGGGGTGCCCGTTGACCGAAACATTGATGTCTCATATGATGGCAACATATTCAGTCGTGCGGCCAAACAACTAGGAAAGTTTGCTGGAGACATCGTCAGGAACCCTATACGAACTGGGGTTGATACGGCGATTGGTTGGACTCCATACGGAAAAGTTGCCCAAGGCGTAACCGCTGCACTAACAGGAAAATCCCTTGCGAATATAGGTTCTGACGCCATAGGAGCGTATTCTGATGTGGACCCTATGTCGCAAACAATCGGTACGGTAGCTGGAAACATCTTTGGCAAAGATTCCGGCGAGTTCGACCCTCTTTCAGAAACTTCTGTCATAGACACCCAATTCGGCATCAATCCTGACTTCCTTGACTATTTTGAGGGCCTTCAAGCCACTCCCATTAGATCTGGAACCAATCCTAACGCTTCTGATTCGGAATTTACAACGCCTACATACGCGCAGGGAGGGCCCGTCAATTTAAGTGCTCTTTACAACAACGTTCGAGCCCGTAGAGGTCCAATAACAGGTGGTCAGAGGTCTGGCGGCGGTATCATGTCGCTGCGCTAGATTACTTGGCGTCACCCCAGTTCTCGCCAATGCCAACGTCCACCTTGGCTGGAATGTTCAGCTTCGGCACACACTGCTCCATCAGATCCTTAATCTCAGGCACCTCATCGCCTTCTATCGAAAAGCACAGTTCATCATGGACCGTGAGCATTGGAACATGGCCCTTGGCTGCACAATCCAGCATGGCTTGCTTGGTCTGATCCGCGCTCGACGCCTGTATGAGTCTGTTCAACGCCTTGTACGTGAACGCTACCTGATACAAGTTTGGGTTCTTGCTGCGCCACTTGCTATCGCGTTCTTCCTCTGGCGTGTTCAGAATGTCTTCCCACTGCGCTTCTAGCGCCTCTGCATGAATCGGCTTCTTCATCGTCTTTGAATAGCCCTTGAGCTCCCGCATTGGGAATCGGCACTTACGGCCCAACATCGTCCTGAGTTCTGCGCGGTCTTCAGCCGTGCGTGTAACCAAGGACGCAAGATCACGGATAAACGGAACCTTCTCGTTATACTCATCCCGAATCGCCTTGGCTTCTTGGAACGATATGTTGCCAAGCACGGACGATAGCTTGCCCACACCCATGCCGTACATGACACCTAGGTTGATCATCTTCGCCTGATTCCGCTCAACACCGGCTATCTCAGCCATGATCTTGTGAAAGTCTACGTCCTCTGCATGATATTTCTCTACGATCTCAATGACCTTCTCATCCCTAGACATAGGGGGCGTCAGCGAGGCGTAATGCATCAGCCATCGTGGCTCTTGGGAACTGTAGTCAAAGCTCCCCCACTTGGTGCCTTCTTCCGGGAGAAAGAGTCCTCTAACCATTTTCTTAATTTGTGGGTGTCGAGAGGGAACTTGCTGCAAATTAGGGTGGCTTGATGAGAACCGGCCCGACACGGTCCCACCTCCATCTGAGCGCAGCTGGTTAAACTGACAATGAATACGACCATCATGCTGATGACTAAGAATCGTATCAACAAACGTTGTATTCGCTTTATTGTACTCTCGTATCTCAAGGATATTCTTCGCTACTGGGTGTTCATGTTCCGACAGGAACTTCTTCGTGAAGCTTGGCTCTTCCGTCTTCTCTGTCCTGTCATAGGACAGGTTATAGTGATCAAAGACCCGCGCAAGACTCTTCGCGTTCCACGGTTCAATGTCCACTCCCGTGTCATCTTTGATGACCTTACAAAGCGCATCTTCCTTGGACTGCAACAGCTTCTTTGTATCATGCGCCCTGTCTAGGTCCACACGGACGCCTCTGCACTTCATGTCAAAGATCAAGGGCAGCAGGTCCAGTTCCATCTTGAGGATGTCTAGGCAGTCCTCGTCCTTCAGTTTCCGCTTGAGCACGTGCCATAGGTCAAACGTCAGTCTCGCATCCGTCTCGGCGTACAGAGCAACTCTGGCCGGCGGTAGCTTCCACATGTCCTTCTTGGCGTCTACGCCATGCTGCGCCGCCGTTCGACGTAGATCATCCTCTTGCTTGCGCTTACCAAGGTACGTCTTGCCCAAGGCATCTAGGCTGTAGCTGAACCTGTTCTCGTCTAGCAGCGGGGCCGCAATCATCGTGTCCAGTATATCGCCCTTGACCTCGAGGCCCTCTGTCTTCAGCCATCCCAAGTCGTACTGTGCGTTGTGAAACACAACATCCATGCCATGGTTGAGTTGCGCCTTGAGCCACTTGACCACGTTCGTCTTCGACATGTTACCGAAGCTATCATGAGCGATAGGCAGATACGCTTGCCAATCCTCTGTGGCTACAGCAATGCCGATGAGATATCCATCGTCGCGTGACCAGCCTGGTCCCTTGGAAATCAGATTAGGGTCCTTGGTCTCTACGTCTATGCAGATAAGTTTTTCGCCCGACAGGTCTGGCAGTGAGTCCGGTGGCGTCCAGAGTGTCTCGTCAAACAGATCATCTTCCATCGCAAAGTGCCGCCCATATAGCTGTGTATGCCGTTGCATCGACCCCATCGTCTGGGTTGAAGGCGCCGTTCTCATGTCTAGCGACCTTTAGCAAAACCATTATGAACGCGGCTTGCTCCGGGGTCACGTTATGACCAAGGTAGACGGTCACCAGTTCAGCGAACCGTTCATGCAGACTCGTATAGTCTCCATGCTGAGAGGCACGTTCGCCTGTAACTAGGTCCAGACACTTCTGTAGAATCTCGTTAGGTTTCATATTGTGTAATACTTATCCGTTATGGGTTCCATTATGTGCAAGGACTGACGCGCCCTTGTCACGGCGACATAGAAGACACGATGCTCCGTAGAGGGGTTTCTCTGGTATTCACGATCTGCGGCGTAGGACAGGTCTGGTATCACCAATACGTTGTCAGCTTCGCCGCCCTTCATGGAGTGTATCGTACTGACCTTGATGCGGGGATTCTTGACGTTGTCGCCGCGCCGTAACGCATTCAAGAGATAGTGCTCCATGTCCCGTGTGATCTTGTCCAGAGCCTGATGCCAACGAATATCCCCCACTTGCAGCAACCCTAGATGGTCCCTTGCGTAGTCCATGTTGATCATCGTCTCGTCATCGACAGATAGCAGCGCCTTGGACCTCGGACCAAAGCCCTTCTTGTAGCCAACGTCCGCCTTCATGTGAGTGTAGACGTTCCGAATCTCTTGTGAAGTTATGTTCTTGCCCTTGGTCAAATCTTCCCAAGACATGATCGCGTCATAAATCTTTGGTGGAATGCTTGGCCGTCCGTTACGGCTATAGACCCAGCCCTCATCTCTCAACGCATCGGCGTACTGTGA